CGACTTTGAAAACAACAGGAACGTTGTTACAAAGTCAAAAGGAACATTTAAAACATTTACAAGACACTTACGGTAAGACGAGTGCAGCAGCTTTAAAATATAAAGATGTTGTAGCTAACACGTCTAAATCGTATAAAGCAACACAACAAGAGATTAAGGGGCTTGAAACTCAAATCAAATCTCTTAACGGAACGTTTAGTAGTCAACAAAGAGAGTTGCAAAGCTTACCAACAAAAATAGCAAACGCTGAGACAGGTTTTTATAAACTACGTGACGCAATGCAACAAACACATACAGCGTTTAGAAATAACGGAGGTCGTTTGGCAGACGTGGCTCAACGCTTTAATGATGTGGGAGGTAGAGTCCAAGCATTCGGTCAAAAAATGTCGAACTTTGGGGATGGCTTTTCTAAGATAACAGGTGGACTTACTACAGGAATGTTTCTAGCTGGTAAGGCTGCTATAGATTTTGAAAGTGCGTTCGCAGGTGTAGTTAAAACAGTTAACGGAACACCGCAACAATTAGAAGCTATTAGACAAAGTTTCTTAGACTTATCAACACAGATCCCAGTAAGTGCTAATGAACTTTCACGAATTGGGGAAGTTGCAGGACAATTAGGAATTAAGACGGAAAACATTGTTGACTTTACAAAAACAATAGCTGACTTAGGAGCAACTACTAACTTAGCAGCTGAAGAAGGAGCAACAAGTTTAGCTCAATTCATGGCAGTTATGGGGACTAGTCAAGGCAACATTAGAAATCTGGGTAGCTCAATAGTTGAACTAGGAAATAACTTTGCAACGAATGAAAGAGCTATTGTAGAAATGGCACAACGTCTATCTGGTATGGGTAAACAAACTAACATGGCTGAGGCTGATGTGTTAGGTCTGGCAGCTGCATTAAGTACTGTTGGTATTGAAGCAGAAGCCGGTGGTAGTGCAATGACTCAAGTTATGAACAAAATGCAAAACGCCGTCGCAAGTGGTGGAGATAGTTTACAAAAATTCTCTAGTGCCGCTGGTGTAAGTGCTAATGAATTTGCCGAGGCGTTCAAAGCTAGACCTGTAGAAGCATTACAACTGCTGTTAAAAGGACTGAATGAAGTTAAAGAAAATGGCGGTAACGTCAATGATGTGTTATCTGGTCTAGGAATAACTGGTATTCGTGAAGCCGACGCTATTAAACGTTTAGCAGGTGCATTAAACGGAGATAGTGGACTTGGTAAGGCGTTAGATATTGCCAATAAAGGTTGGAAAGAAAACAACGCTTTAACTAAAGAGGCTGCTATCCGTTATCAAACAAGTGCTAGTAAATTGAAAATGGCAAAAAATGAGATTCAGAAAATGGCAATCGAAATGGGATCACAATTATTACCTAAACTAGCACAAGCGTTGACAGCTTCAAAACCATTAGTAAACTCACTAGGAAATATGATGTTGTGGTTTAGTAAACTACCAACAGCGGTACAACTAGCGACTCTAGGTTTTGGACCTTTCATGTCTGTGTTAGGACGTATGACAACCGGTATTGGTAGCGGTGTTAAGGCGATTGGTAGCTTTGTTAAATGGGTTGGTAAAATGTCAACAGCTAAATCAGTTGGAGACATGATTAAACTCTCAACTTCAATAGCAGGTGTCGGAACACAAGCAGCGAAAGCAGGAAGTATGGCGACATTACTGACTAACCCTTATGTAGCAGGAGCTGCGTTAATAGGAGCTGCATTTGTCGGTGTAGGAACGGCGATTTATCGTGAAATGACTAAACACAGTAGAAATCACGAGGCAGCTATTGAACTTACAAACGGTAAATATAAGGAATGGTACGACGCTGTAATTAAAGGTGCTGAACAATCTGGAAACTCAATCAATCACATGGGTGATGCTGTGAAACGTAATTCAGAAGCTGTAAAAAATGAGATTAAACGAGTTCAAGCTGCAAACACCGAGATTATGGAAAACATAAACAAGAACTTTCAAGAGGGAAAATGGTATAAACTTCAGTTTGACGGACGTTTCAGGAAACAACTAAAAGAAGCATTAAGTTTATCAGATGAAGAAGTTAACCAGATTTCCGGAAGTGTGCAAGTAGCAGCTAACTTAGTTGGGAACTCGTTAGCGAGTTTAGAACACACCTATCATAAAGGAAAAATTGTCACATCTGATTATGCTATGGCACAGATTAAAGCTGCTACGGATATCACAGCAGCGACAGTGCAAAGCGTAGAACAACGTAAGGCTGCCGAGTTGTCAGCGTTGGAACAAAAGAAAGCTAACAACTTACTTACTGAAGAATTGTACAATCAACAAAAGGATCAAATAAGTCAACATTACGACTCAATCGTTAAAGAGACTCAGAACGCACAAAATACAATTAACGATATATTATCGAGTGCTGCTCGTGAAAACAGAATACTTACAGGCTCAGAGTTAGAACAATTAAGAGAAGCTTATCAAAAAATAGGTAAAACAGCTACTGAAGCTGCGACTGAAAGTAAGGAAGCTCAGAAAATATTACAAGAAGCGTTTGACGATACAGCAGCAACAGCACAATTAGCAGCGTATAAACAAATGGGTATTATCGACCAGGCAAAAGAGACTTATATCAAAGGTCTAGGAAGTGCTGAAAAGAAAGTACAAGAACTTAATAAAGCTCTTGATGAGTGGGCGGCTAAAGACGGCGGAATTAAGTCAATCGGAATTGAGTTTGAAGGTGGAGACATAGCATTTAACTTTAAAAATGACTATGAACGTTTACTAGCAATGCCAGATATCGTTAAGGCTGTTAGAATTGCTGAAAATGAAGGTCGTACTATAAAGATGACTATAGATGACTTGAATTTCTTAAATGGTATGGGAATACACCCTAAAAATGTTCAAATTATAGACCAAGCAAGTCAGCCGTTGGATAATGTTAATGGTAAAATAGGACAATTCAAAGATACAGAAATAGCACCTAAATCTATAATGTTACGTGATGAAGCAACACCAAACATCACAAAAGCATTTAACAAACTGTTAGATTTTGCATCACTAAACGTTCCAGATAAAAACATTAATGCTACTGACAACGCAAGTGCTGTAATCGACCAAGCTAAATTTAGCTTAGACGGATATAACGCTACAGAAACACCAGTGAAATCAATTATGGCTCAAGGAAACGCCACACCTTTCACGGATCAAGCGACAAGTAGTTTAAATACATTTAACGCAACAGACACGCCAACAAAATCAATAATGGCACAAGGGAACGCAACGCCGTTCACTAACCAAGCAACAAGCAGTTTAAATGCGTTTAATGGGACACCTACACCGCCAAAAGTACTGTCAGCAGTAGACGCTGCTAGTGGGACTATATATGGTGTAATCGGGTTGTTAAACAGTATTCCTCGAGAGGTTGTGAGTGTGATTCGAACTGTAAGCATGGTGTCAGGTCTTCCTGGACTACCATTTGCAACGGGTGGACATATACCAATGTTTGCACGTGGCGGTAATATTGGTCAGACTGAGAACTTACAACCAAGCTTCACGGGAATTGTGGGAGAAGCAGGACCCGAGCTATTTAGAGTGACTAAGCATGGAGTCAACATCACACCGTTGTCAACTAGTGAAAAAATAAAAGGAATAAGTGGAGCACTTGCTGAACATGGTGTGAGAAATGGTGGTAGCAATGAAATAAACGTCACAATTAATGTGACAGGAAACAACATCAACAACAAAGAGGATATTAACGTGTTAGTTGACACGATAGAACAAAAATTAGTAAGGAAAATGAAAGAAGTAAAATCAATGAGTTTCGGAGGTGGTAGAAATGCCGTTACATTATAACAAATTAACTTTTAATGGGAAGTCTACTGCCGACTTTCCTTTTAACATATACGTTGTAGAAAACGACGGGATCAACAAGGGAAAGAGAAAAGACAAAATATTCACATCTGATTTTATGACAGGTGGAATTGTAAGGAGTTCTACAGCTTACGACACAGTAGAAAAATCTTACAAACTGTTAATTCATGGTGTAAGCTTAGCTGAGATTAATGATGTGTTAGTGTGGTTAGACGGTGGAGGTAAATTAATAGCAGCTGACAACCCTAACCGTTATTACGAAGTGTTAACAACTTCGGCTGTAAGGTCAAGGCTTGGAGAAGTAGACGAATACGAGATAGACGTAGTGTTCACGTGCAACCCGTTTTCGTATAGCTTAGATAAAGACATTAAAACTTACACGAGTAACGGGGTTTTAAATAATGATTCAAAACTTATGATGTACCCTCGAGTCACGGTTTACGGAAACACAACACAACCTGTTATGGTATCAATAGGAAGTCAAGTGTGTAGATTAAAAGAAATAAAAGAAAAATTAGTAATCGAGTGTAAGCAAGGAAAACAGAATGTTTTTGACAAAAACGGCGACCTGTTAAATAGCGTGATGTTCGGAGATTTCTTCGAGGTTGAACCGGGTGTCAATGGTGTAGCTATCACGGAAGGTATTACAAAAATAGAAATTGAGTGTAGGTGGGGGGCGTTCATTTAATGTTATGGTTATATGATGAATTTGAAAAAGATTTTAGCTTTAACGGAATAGTGTTAAATAATGCTTACGACGCCGACATTCATTGGGCGTTAAATTCAACTTACAAGCTTACATTCAAGTATCCGACAGTCGACAATGATTTATATACAATGATTGGAAAAGGAATGATTGTAAAAGCTAGTGAGGTTGACGGTACAAACCTATTTAGGATAAGAGACATTGAATATACGGAAAATGAAAGTTGTGTTGTGATTACAGCGTATCAAATAACATTCGATTTTAGTAAAAGGCTAGTAGGCAACTTCACACGAGTTAACACAAATTGTCAAACTGTGTTAGATGAATGGTACACGAACTTTTTATCAAAAGAAAAAGACTTCACATACTTTTCAAACATTACAACGTCAAACTCATTCAGTACATATAAAAGCGAGACGGACACGGAGAATAAATCATCTTTCGAGCTTTTAGGACAGATTGCTGACACATTCAACGGAGATATTGATTTAAATAATACTGAGATAAGAGTGTTAAAACGATTAGGTCGTGACACCGAAGAAGTTCTAACAACAGCAAAAAATATCTCATCTTTTGTGAACAGTATTAACGCTGATGATATTGTGACTAGGATATATGCGACCTCAACATTTAAGGTCGGAGATAAGGACGATAAGAAAGAGCTAAAAGAACAGCACAAAAAAGAGTTAGCAGCTTTAAGAGCTAGTCAGAAAGAAGCTTCGAAAGACTACAACAACAAGAAAAAAGCTGAACAAATGCGAGAAGAGATTAACAAACGATACTCTAAGCAACTAGCACAAAACACTAAGCGAACTAAACGCAGCGGACACACTGTTAAATCTTATTCACAAATTGAAGCTGAAGTCACAGCTAAATACCGTGATAGAGATAGCAAGGCCGCTCAAAGAAAGATTGAAAGTCAAAGACAAGCTGATTTACGCAAAGCCGAAATTGACAAGCTAAAAGCTAAACAAAAAGAAGAGTTAGAGGCTCTTGACGAGGAAATAACAATCTCGTTAACAGTTGAAAGCCCGTTGATTAATGACTATCCATTTATTAATGAAATGTCAGTTAGTAATAACGAGTTGAAGACAGCTGAAGAGCTTGAGGAATGGGCTTTGGGTTATTTTACAAAAGATAACGTTGATAAACCTAAGAACTCTATTAAAGTATCTTATGAACAGTTGTCAGAGAACGTTAATAGAGGTGACACAGTTATTCTGAAATACCTTAAGTATAACGTAGATGAACGTATTAGGATTGTTGAAACTCACTTTGATCCTATTGCTAAACGCTGGAAAGAATTTATTTTAGGAGAAAAAGAAGGTAGGTTAGGTAATGAGATTTCTAGCAGTTCACACAGTGCTGAGTTGAGAGCTAACTATTACACAGACGCTATCTCTTACAACTTTGAAAAGAAAGTAAGGGAACAGATAAGTAACTTTGATAAGCTATTTGATAAGCGTGAAGATGAGTTCACAAAAACTATTAATGATAAATTCGAAGTTTCAAACGCAAATGCTGAAGTGTTTAAAAATGAGATAAGAAACGATTTAAATCAAAGCTTATCACAAATTGACATTAAGCTTAAAAGTCTAGGTAGTAAATCTGTTGAGGATCTAAGAAGACAGGTTGAAGAAAATAAAGTTATTTCCGAAGCAACACTTAAAATGCTAGGTACTGAAGACAGCGTTATATACAACAAAAATAGGTTAGAAGGAGCAACAGAAAGGTATATCGCTCCAGGTACTGAATATATAGAGGTTACTCATAACGGAGACGGTTTTGAAGTTGGTAAAGAGTATACGATTAGTTGGGAAGCTTCATGTGTTACTAGAGACTTCTACGACATTGTAGTTAGGTTGAGTAGAGTATTGCCACATAATGCTGTTGTTAAGCTTGTTGATAAGTTAGGAGCATTTCCAACGGGAGAACATTCGTTCAACAAAGGAGAGAGTGAAGCAACATACTTAAGGATTTATGACTCTGATTATTACATAAAAGTCGAGAGTAATTGGTTTAAAGAACAAAACAAACTTGTCCCTATAAGGAACGCAGCAACGATAGTAACCGTACCTATTGAGTACTTAGAGTTTGCAGACAGTAACGGCAATGATATTGAGGGTAACTGGAGTGAAAGTCCTATATATATATTTGACGGAGGAGGTAAATAATGGCAGAGAAAATACCAATAAGAGTGCAACACAAACGAATGAGTGTTAGTGATTGGGAGTTTAGTGAATTAATATTGCTAGACGGAGAAATTGGAATTGAAATCGAAACGGGAAAAGCTAAGGTCGGTAACGGTCGTGATAGATTTAGCGATTTGAAATACTTAGCTGGTGTTAAGGGCGACACAGGTTTACAAGGACCGCAAGGACCTCCAGGACGTGACGGTGTAGTAACATTCCAATCATTAACAGAACAAGAAAGAGCGTCGATAAAAGGCGACAAAGGAAAAGACGGAATAGTTGGTAATTATAATTTAATAATTAATTCAACGTTTCCACATACAAATATACGGACGTCTGGAAACCCGTCGTTAGCTATTGTGAGCGGTGACTACAACGGACATAACGCACTTGATATTAAAAAAAGCGGTGCAACATCTAACACATGGGCGGGTGTACAATTAGACGCTAATCAGACAAGCTTTAAGCAAGGCGATAAACTTGTGTTAAGATTACCTATCTACATATTTAGTGATGTGAATTTAGATAGCGGGTTGTATCTAGCACTAAAAAAACACAGTGCTAATAAAACAATCAAGGCAATTAATCTAAGTAACCTACCCCGTGACCAGTGGACTATATACGAAGAAAAATTCACAGTCTCGGAGAATATCGACTTCGGAACTGAGACGAATTGGTTTTTCCTATATTTTGTTAAGAATGGTCATGTCAAGATTGCTGAACCTTATATAAGTTTCGGTGATGAAATTCCTAACAAATGGCAACCGAGCATTGACGATTTAAGAGGTAATACGATTACTAACCAACAAAACGGACAGTCGTTAAAATATTGGTGTGGCACTGAAGCACAATACAACGCATTAGCTGTTAAAGATCCTAACACGATTTATGACATTGTGAAGTAGGTGAACTTATGGAACGAGTAAAATTATTTGTTGGGAATAAGGAAGTCGAGAAAAGATATTTAGGTAATAAATTACTATGGCAAAAAGACTTGTTGAAATATCTGGAAGGCTGTTACGTGGAGATTAAGGAAGATAAATTAATATTAATTGCCAACGACAACAGATTTAATAATATATCAGCAATAAGGCGTGTGACATTTAATGATGAAGAGTTAGACGGGTTAACCAGTGTGAATTTTGAAAATTATAAATATACAATTACACTTAACAATCAAGCTGCTTTTATTAAAAAAATGAAGTGGGAAGATTTAACAAGCATAACAAATGTTACTGTTAAATTTTTCGAAAGGTAGGTGATTAAATGGATATAGAGATAAACGGCAATAAAAGAGCTGCTGATTTTAGAAACAGCAAATTTCAACACACATTCACACCTACAAAAGCTAACGAAAAAATAAAATTATATCACATGGGTTGTGTTGGAGAAACTCAAATCACTCACCTACAAATCGAAAAAGGTAACGACGCTACAGCCTTTGAAATTCCTATTAAACAACCTAACGCACTTACTGGAGTATTTAAGGAAATAAGAGACCTTGACTTACAGATGAGAGATTCTAACAGCGATTTCTGGGCGAAAGTAAGATTAAACAATAAAGGAATGTTGACTGAGTTTCAAAATAAGGAACTTAAGTCATTGTTAACAAGCACAGCTGACGGACTTAGTGTGCAGGTTAAGAAGGATATTGACAAAGCAAAAAGTGAATTTAACGTTAGACTTAACGAGATTAACGCTTCTGTTGGTGGAGCTTTGAAAAAATCAGACATTGCTATTACGGAAGAAGGTATCTCTCTAGGCTCTGAAACTACGATAGACGGAAACACAATTTCAAGTATGTTAGTTGCAAAACCAGAAGGAATTAAGGCAATTACAGATAAGATGATAATTGGTCCAGCTTATGACAACTTAGTTTATTTTGATAAAAGAAGAAGTTTCGTGTTTAACGACGAGGTTATAGAAATTACTGATTTATTTGAAAATGATGTGCTACTTAAGAGTGATAGATTTCAGATATCGTTCGACGTTAATTACGACGGAGAATTACCGTTTAACTTTGAGTTAATCATGGCGGTTTCGTCATTAGACGACAGATATAAACCGTATGCATTTCAACTAATTCAAAGAGGTTCTCTAGCTAGAAATAACGGAAAAATCGATTTAACACTTAATTTAGATAATATATTCGAAGAAATGACAGGTGTTGAAAGTTATCAATTTAAATTAAGACAGGCTTCTAAGACTAACAATATCAATATGACAATAAGCAACCTTAAACTCTTCAAGAAAAAAGACGCTACACTGATTGTCGACGGGTCGATTAAAGGTCGACAAATTGCAGGAGAAACAATCACAGGTGGTCACATTAAAGCAGGAACGATAGACTCTGTGAATATTAACACTGAGGCAATCAAGGCACAGCATTTAAAAGTAGACCAAGCAATGATTAATAAACTGTTAGTCAACGATATGTTAGTGACTAACTTATTTGCAAAAGAAGCGTTCATTAGAAACTTAAAATCGGTTAAGATTAGTGCTACACAATTAGAGGCTGATTTCTTACGAGCATATAAAGGATATATTGGAGGTTTCCAAGTCGGACACCATGAAAAAGGCGGAGCATGGTTAACAGGAGAAAATCAATTTTACGTTGGAATGTCAAACGGTAGTGGAGATTGGGGACAGACAGCGTTGTGGGTAAACTGGGGGACTCGTTGGGATAAAGTAGGAGACCATGCGTGGTATGTCAAAGAAACAGGAGAAATGTATTGTAAAAACGTTGCAAGATTCTCTAGCTCTCCTGAAATATATGCTGACTTATGGGTTTCAGGCGATATTAAATATAGTACAAAAGCAGGAACGGGACATTGGATCTCGAGTCCACAGTACAAAAAAATCGAGCAAAAAGGCGGTTTCGCTTATATATACTACAGCTCGTATGGTTACGACTGGTGGGAGTTAAATAAAGAAATTTCGGATAGACGTTACAAACGTGATATTAAAGAAAGCAAAATTAACGCCTTAGAAGTGCTTAGTAAACTTAAGACTTACAGCTTTACTAAAGAATATGACGGACAGATTAAAGACATTGACTGTGGTATCATGGCTCAAGATGTAGAGCAATATGTAAACCCTGCGTTTAAACAGTTACCAGATGACATTAAATCGTATAGTGCGTTTGAAATGATCCCTTACTTGATTAAAGGGATTCAAGAATTAACAAAAGAAATCGAGGTATTAAAACATGGAAAATAATCAATTACAACCAATTCACTTAATAGCACAAGAGCTGTCTGAAAAGACGATTGAGTTAGCAAATTATAAAATCGCTTATGACAGCTTAAGTACTGAACACAAGAAGTTAAAAGATTTAATCGACTCTAACAAGGAGCTTAAGGAGTTAGTTGAGAAATTGCAAGGAGGTAAATAATGGCGTTAGAAATTACAAACAGAAATACTACACCTACAGCAGGTGGATATAGTTCAGTAAACGTTACTTTCACATTAAGGAATAGTAGCGTTTATTTAAATGGTGGCGTTGATTTACCTGGTAAATTTGCAACAGCTAGTGATAGCGAGATCCTTGAAGAAGTAAGAAAACAACTAGCACAACAAATGTTTACGGGAGAAAGTACACCAGCATTAGTAACTGAATATGCAAATCTTAAAGAAGAAGTAAGTGTTTTGGCAAATCATAAAGAAGAACCAACTGACAGAATTAAAGTGTTACGTAAGTTAGTAGCTAAAGTTAATAAAGGTAACGACAAACTAATAATGACATTACTATTAAATGTGTTAGATGCAAAAGTTATTAACGATAACAAAGACACTATTATAAACGCATTTGATAACTATGAAATAGGTGTTGAATACTCAACTGGAGATAAGATTAAATACGAAGGTAAGCTATACGAGGTATTAGAAGACCACACATCAGTTGAAGTATGGAAGCCAAACGCAGAAGGTACTAAATATAAAGAGATAGTATTAACAAGGGAAGAAACAAATGTAAAAGATGATATAGAAGATGAAAAGAACAGATATGTAACAAAAGGACAGCTTGATGAAGCTATGGGAAGTGTTATTAACACAATCTTATCAATGTTTGAAGAAGAGGAGAAAGAAGATGAACATACTGAAGAACATAATGGAAACTTACCACACAACGAAGGGGGTACTGAAAGTCATGAGACCGAGTAGACTAAGATTTAAAAAAGATGATTATTTAGTTCAATTATATGTAAGACAGATTATTACAAAAGCAAAAACAATTAATGATGTACCAAATATTGGTAACTTAAGGGTAGTAGTTCAAGGAGAAGTCGACAGAATAGAAAAAGAATACGAAGAAAGACACAGAGAAAACTAAAATCTCTGTTAAGAGGATTTAGAATGAGTGACGGATTAATATTAGGATTAAGCACTGGAGTTGCAATGCCATTATTGACATTGATTGTTAAATGGTTTAACGATAAGGACGAAAAAAACCTTAAAGAAATCAACTCTACTCTTATAGAAATAAAAGATCTTGCACAAAAAACAGCAGTTGGAACGAAAACTATAAGCAGACATAGATTATTAAAAGATATGAACGTGATAATAAATCGTGGTTATATTACTTCTAAAGAACTAGAAGACATTACTATTTTATATCAGTCTTATAGAGAACTAGGAGGAAATAGCTATGTTTCTGATTTGTATGATAACTGTCGCAAACTTCCAATTAAGGAGGGATTAAATGGATAAAATAATAAAATTACAATTTAACACAACAGTAAACAAAAGAGTAAAAGTTCGCACCAACTGCGAGCTTTACTCTCACGACAAGAACAATAATGAGTTTGAACTAACAATAGGTAATCACACTTTAACTAATGAAGAAATAATAATACTATTCAAGTTTGTTAAGTCAATTAAATATTGGGAAACTCAAGGAAGAATTGAAGACAACAAGATTAAATTTAAGTTTGATACTAGCTTAATCACAGACAACGAAAGAGTAAACTGTTACATTATTCTGAAAAATGAAGCTAAAGAAAGTGATGTTTACTCATTTAGCTTTGACGTTAAAATGTCAGAGTATGACTTAAAAAACAATCTACCTATTAAAGAACGATACTTTGCAAATAGTGTAGTTGTAGACAAGTTAGACGTACTAACAAAAGAAGTACTAGCAACGGAGCTAGAGAAAGCTAAAGGTACATACGCTTTAAAATCAGACTTATCAGAGTTTGTAAGAACTAGCGATATTTCAGACGTTGTAAGAACAGCAACGTTAAACGACTATCAACTAAAAAGCGAAATGCCAAATGTTACAGAGATAGTCAACAACACGATAGACAGCAAAGGATTCATAACGACACACCAGAGTTTAGTTGACTATGCCAAAAAATCAGAACTACCTATTGACTATGTTTCAAATGCTAAATTAGAAGAATTAAAAACACAGCTTACAATAGACACTAGCAACTTTGCGACAAAGCAAGAATTACAAGCTATTACTGGTAGTCAACAAATAGTTGACACTAGCAATTTAGTTACTAAAGATGAATTAAATAGCAAGAATTATTTAACAGAACATCAATCACTAGAAGATTATGTAACAAAGAGCGAGTTAGATAACAAGCACTATTTAACAGCACACCAAGACATAAGCAACTTAGCTACTAAACAAGAATTACAAGAAGTCAGCAACCGTCAAGTTACTGTTGACACTTCAAACTTAGTTACTAAAGATGAGTTAGCAAGCAAAGGATATTTAACAACTCATCAAAGTTTAGAGGAGTATGCTAAAAAGACAGAGCTACCTCAACCATATAACGACACTGATATTAAGAGTAGATTGACAACTCTAGAGAATAGACCTGCTGGGAATGTTGATACTAGTAATTTAGTGTCAAGAGGAGACTTAACAACACTTGAATTAACAATCAATAGAAAGTTAAACGGAGAAGGTGGTATATTCACAAATACAGGATATAAAGAACCTTTTCAATATTTTCAAGATACACGTGTAGGGAATCCGCAAAATTATTACGGAAGAATTTACAGCAATAATACTGAAAGAATAATAATTAGTAACGCTAGTAAATACACAAACTTAGATACAGCGTTATACACATTAGCAAGTTCAATTCCAGATGGATATACACCAGACTTTGAGTTTTCGGAAAGTGATAACCTAAAATTCATAACAACACAAAACATACATAATTACATACCAGCAAACACAGGAAACACAACCGAGTTAGATAAGAGATTAAAAGTACTCGAAGCTAACACAGGGAACACAACTGAACTAGATAAAAGGTTAAAAGCTATTGAGTCTAACCCTGCAAACACAACTGAACTAGATAACCGATTAAAAGTACTTGAAGCGAAACAGTGGGAAATTCACGGTCGTGGAATGCCGAATGGTACAGTTGCAGCACCAGTAGGTACTACTTATGTAGATGAAGCAGTAACTAACGGAGCTTTAAAATGGATTAAGAAAAGTGGAACAGGTAACACAGGTTGGGAGGTTCTAATCGGCGATACGGGTTGGAGAACACTTCCAGCTGTGTCCAAGTTGGGAAACTCATTTGTCAAAGTAAGGCGTAAAAACGACACAATATTTTACCAGTTCGGAGGGCTTTCATGGGGTTGGTTCGGCGTTGTTCGTCGTGGTGGTGCAGGATATCAACTACAGGGTTCAGACCGAGAACGAAACTGCTACATTTTAGGATTGAACGGTGTTCCTCAAGGTTTCCGTTCAGAGTCATCTTTAATTGGCGGAATATATAACGACAAGGGAACGCCTTATGGTACATGGTATTTAGGCGGTGCAGGAGATAGTCATATGTTACGATTCCAGTTCACTGACCCTGTGCCTACTGATAGGGATATCGGAGATATAAGAGTAAGTTCAATCTCGTATTTAACGAACGACCCATGGCCGCAAAACTAGAAAGGAGGTGAGCAATTATGATTAACTGGAAAGTACGATTTAAGAATAAACGCTTTGTTTTAGCGTTTATAGCAGCTTTATTGTTACTTATTAAACAAGTTGCAATGTTGCTAGGTTACAATCTAAATACTGAAATGTTCAACACTAACATTAACGGAATTGTCGACACAGTATTTTTAATACTAGGGTTGTTCGGAATAGTTAACGACCCAACAACAAAAGGCTTTTCTGATAGCGAACAAGCCTTAAATTATACAGAACCAAAAGGAGGAACAAACAATGGCAGAAATTTATAGCAGTTATTTTCAACAAGGAATCTTTTTCACACCACCGAAAAACGCAATACTGGGCGTTGTAATTCACAATGATGCAGGAGGGAACACAGCTAGTCAATACGATGGATTTTTAACAGATAGAGTTAACAACGGAACACTTGCTAACGGTTTTGCAGCATACTATGTAGATAGAAACGACGTTTACGTATTTCAACCAACAAACCGCCAAGAATGGCACACAGCCAACGCATATGGTAATGCAAACTTTATAGGTGTGGAAGTTTGTCAATCTATGACAGCAAGTGATGAGGACTTTTTAGCAAATGAAGATGCAGCATTACTTTTAGCTGCAGAAGTGCTAGACTCTTATGGTTTACCAATTAATTCAGATACAGTTAAGTTACATCATGAGTTCAGTGCTACAGCTTGTCCACACCGTTCAATGAAGCTACACGCTAATGGCGGAGCATATAATGGAACAGGTACAGAAGCTTGTAGAAACTACTTCATAGACAGAATGAAAAAACTTTATAGTGGAGAAATTAAAGTAGGAGATACTACAAACGTTGCAGAAGTGGTTGAAAAATCAATCTTAGATGAAGATGTAACATTAGAAAAAAGTGATACCCCATACTACGAAGCGACAGTATCAATCGACTACTACTTAGAAAGTCAACCATCTTTAGATAGCGAAGACAAAGAATTTGTAGCGGCTGGAACTAGAGTTCGAGTTTACGAGAAAAAAGACGGTTGGTCTAGAGTAAATTATAAAGACTCAGACCAGTGGATTGAGGATAAATACTTAACAGAGTGTGAGTAGGAAACCTTTTATATCAGTAGAAAATATGATATAATAATTAAAGATGAATATTTTTTCATAATTTACTCCCTAAAGCCTAGCTTAATTGCTAGGCTTCTTTTTTTATGCCTAAATTTCCTTTTCTATAGAAATTTTTTAAAATTTCCGTTAAAAATTTTTAATTTATCTATTGACATACACGCTCGAGCGTGTTAAAATATAATTGTAAAGATAAGAAGAGAGGTAAATAAAAATGAGATTCGGAAGAAAAAAATACAACGCTTATAGAAAACGCAGCTTTACAGCTACAGATAATCAACGTAGAGAATACGCTAAAAAAATGGATGAACTTTCAGAAGAGTTTTCAAAATTAGAAGGATGGAATTTATCAAGCATGAAAGATAGTGCTTATAAAGATTTTGGAAATTACTCAGTGAGATTATCTAATCACTCTGCAGACAACAATTACCACAACTTAGACGGAGGATACTTACTAATAAATATTAAAGCTAGTAAACTAGATTTCGTGGATATAATCAACAACAAACTAGATGAGATCCTAGAAAAAATAAACACACTAGACTTAGAAAAATACAGATTCATCAACGTAACAAAAAGTAACATCAACTGTTACTACAAAGGATATAAAACTAAAAAGGATGTAATTTAAATGTGGAAAACAATTCAATTTAACAAGCAAAACATAGAATACGACACAGGGGCGGCAGTTTTAATCAAACTGCCAAACCGTTCTAATTACAAGGGTTATAAATTTTGGCATCCAGCAAAACTAGTAAGAGAAATGAGAAAGGGAAACGGGTATTTTCTAACATTAAGCTACACAGATGATTTTGTGTTTAAAGTTTTTAAAACTGATAAGAGAGGAAGAAAACTAGATAGTATTGAGTTTACTGGAGATGGTTTAGCTGGAGAGTTCAGACAACTTACTGAATCTGATGACACTAGCTTTTTAGAAATAACAGAACCTGTTAAAGTTGATAGAAAAGTAGAAATAATCAAGGAGTTAGAGAGATGATGTTAACCGAAACTCAACAATGGGCGTTTGATAAATTCAAAAGATTAAAAGTAGGTGCTTTGTTCATGAAACAAGGAACAGGAAAAACAAGAGTAGCATTAGAATTAATAAATACAACTGATAGCGACTTAGTATTATTTTTCACACCTTGCTCAACTAAAGATAATCTACAACAAGAGCTTATTAAATGGCAATTTAACAGGCAGTATATCATTACTGGGTATGAAACATTGTCAAGTAGTGATAAAACGTATATAGAGCTTTTAAATGCTATTGAGAACAAGAAAGTATTTATTGTAGCGGATGAGAGTATATTTATTAAAAATGATGATACAAAACGCTATAAAAGATTAATGAGTATAGCTCAAGAAAGTGAGTATAGATTAATTTTAAATGGTACACCGCTAACTAAAAATGAATGGGACATTTACAATCAGATGAATTTTTTGAGCTATAAAATAATAAATATGAGTAAGCAAGAATTTCTAAATGTATTCTTTAAGAAAATATCATATAAGAAAGCTGGACAACGCCCTAGAGAATTTTACAAACTGTCTGATGTTAATATAGAGTTTCTACATCATTTAATAGCTCCATATATATATGAATGTGATTTTAACTTTGATAAAGATGAAACAACACAGTATATAAGGATAATTGCTAGTAATGATAATAGAGAAGTTTATAACGATAGAAAACAAGCATTACTAAACTCTCTAGGAAAAGGAGAGAATATAATTCAACAATTTCAAAATCTAGCATTGTCTTGTTTTAATGATAAAAAAAGACACGAAGAAATAGCAGATTATATTAAAAATCAAGGTCAAATAATAGTCTTTTGTACATTCGTAGAAGAAGCAGAAAATATAGCTAATGAATTGAACTGTTATTTAATTACAGGATCTACACCATTAAAAGAACGTGCTGTTATTCTTGATAAGTTTAAAAATGATAATAAAGCATTAGTAATGACACTGGGTACAGGAGCTTATGGACTTAATCTACAATTTTGTAACAAGGTAGCTTTTGCTAGTATAACTTTTGACTACTCAAAAACAGAACAAGCAATCAGTAGGATAAAAAGAATAGGACAAGAGAATGATATTGAATATATATATTTCACATCAGACTTAGGAATATTTAATATGATCTTAGAAAATAATGAAAAGAAAAGAGATCTTAAAGAATTGTTGATAGATAAGATAGAACAAGGAGGGAGCTATTTTGAAGAAGTATTTTAATTTAAATGTATATGAAGCAGCACAAGAAAGAGTTAAATATATATTTGATGAGTTTGAAAATATATATGTTTCTTTCTCTGGTGGAAAAGATAGTGGGGTTTGTATGCATTTAATGTGCGAAGAAGCACAACGAAGAAATAGAAAAATAGGTGTGTTATTTATCGATATAGAAGCACATTATCAAATGACTATTGATTATGCAAAAAGTATGATAGATAAATATAAAGATGTAATTATACCTTACTGGGTGTGTTTACCTATGGAAACTGACAACAGCTTATCTTATGATGAGATGACGTGGAGCTGGTGGGAAACTGAAAAGAAAGATATATGGGTAAGAGAAATGCCAACAATGGATTATGTTATAAATGTAGACAATAACACTATTGATTATTACAAGTATAAAATGACATTTGAAGATTTTGTAGCAAAGTTTGGAAATTGGTATGGTAAAGGAGAAAAAACAGCTTGTATAATTGGTATCAGAACACAAGAAAGTTTGAATAGATGGCGTGCTTTAACTAATCAAAATAAAACTAGGTATAAAGATACAATGTACTCTACAAAAGTAGATAAGAATGTGTTTAATTTCTATCCTGTGTATGATTGGACAACAGAAGATATATGGGTTTATTATGGAAAAACTGGTAATGAGTATAATAAATTCTATGATCTAATGTATAAAGCGGGTGTATCAATTCATAGTATGAGAATTGATGAACCTTTTGGAGATACAGCAAAAGCAGGATTAAATATGTTTAAAATAATTGAGCCTAAAACATGGGTTAAAATTGTAGGTAGGGTAGCTGGTGCAAATTTTGGTAATATATATGCTCATTCATCAATCAATACAGCAAATTATAAATTGCCAAAAGGGCATACATGGGAAAGTTTCACATACTTTCTATTAGATACTTTACCAGAAACAGCAAGCAATCACTATAGAGAAAAGTTTGATAAGTTTATAAAATGGTGGACTGAAAAAGGTTCAGGAATGAGAAAAGAAGATATAGATATATTAAATATTAATTATAAAGATGCGGTATTTCAAACAGGAGAAATAAGTAATAGAGGAAATAAAGATAAAGAAATAATTAGATTTAAACATGTGGTTGATACTATTCCAGAGTTAGACAGCAAACAAGATGTTTTAACGTGGAAAAGAATGGCAATGTGTATTATTAAAAATGATTACTTCTGTAAAAGTTTATCTTTTGGAATAAGCAAAGAGCAGCTTAAAAGAAGAAAGGAGACAATGAAGAAATATGAAACAATTTTATAGTCCAGTATATAATATTAAGGCAATACCTATTGAAAAAATACAAGCTAACAGTTATAATCCAAACCATGTAGCACCACCAGAAATGAAGCTATTATATAAGTCTATATTAGAAGATGGTTACACAATGCCTATTGTTTGTTACTATTTAGAAGATGAAGATAGATATGAGATAGTAGACGGATTTCATAGATATACTGTTATGAAAAAGCATAAGGATATATTTGAAAGAGAAAACGGCTGCTTACCTGTATCTGTTATTGATAAACCTATTAGCGATAGAATGGCTTCAACTATTAGACATAACAGAGCTAGAGGTAGTCATGATGTAGAACTTATGACAAATATTGTTTCCGAGTTAGTCGAGAGTGGTTGTTCTGACACATGGATAATGAGACATATTGGAATGGATGCAGATGAACTGTTAAGGTTAAAACAATTAAGTGGGTTAGCTTCATTATTTAAAGATAAATCTTTTTCAAAATCATGGGTTGTTGATTCTGATTAATTCTGATATAATGATAAAAAATATTTAGGAGCGATAACATGGGTAAATTATCAGAAGCAAAATTAAGAGGAAATAAAAAGTGGGACGACAACAACAGAGAAAGAAAGAGATATATTAATAAGAGATCCACAGCAAGAAATTTCATTAAAACTATGGAACGTGAGGATATTCCTGAGTTTGAAGAATTATTAAAAGAAAGAAAAGCTAGAAATGATTAGTCATTGGAGGTAGAAATAAAACTACCTCTTTTTTATTTTGTAAATTTATGTTAAAATAAGCCAGAGGTGGAAGAGATGAAAAGATATTATTTAAACAGTTTTAACAATTTAAGAATGGAAAATTTTCTATTAAGAAATAACGATATACAAAAAGATAATCAAGGGATCTATACAGAAGATGTTGAAGATTTCAAAGATTTTCAAGAACAATTTGATAGCTTAGAATATTTTAAGACTATTCAAGAATTTATAGATATTTTTGAACTAGAGTATATGGTTTCTAAAGAAAACTTTACTTACTATGTTAGAGTAATAGAAGATGATGCAAACAATGTATTTTCTTTGATATATGAAAGTCAAGATGGCACAGAAGATGTGAATATATCTGATGTAGTAGAAATAAGAAGAGGAGATATTCTCTGTGATTAATTTTAAAATTTAAGTGAGCAAAAAATGGACTTAAGTTAAATTTATATGATGTTATATGAGAATATAAACAATGAAAAACACTATTAAATCAATCATTTGACATTACATAACATTATATAAAATGTTAGTAATATAATGAAAGGGTTTATGGAATAAGTCGTTAAAACTTTGATATAATAGCGATTATAGACTTGTAAAAACCGTTAGTGTGCATTTAGTGTGCAGCGATATTTTATATATTAAAAACCATAAGAATATATACAAAAAATTAAGGCAGTGTAATAACTGCCTTTTTAAAATTCTATATCTCTAAATACGTCTAATTCTTTTTGCTTTGCTTTTTTAGTTTTATGAACATACACAGCTCTTGTAATCTCTGTTCCTTTGTGTCCTAGACGAGCTGAGATTAATTCTAACGGGATATTCATATCCATACATAAACTAGCGTGTGTATGACGTGTCTTATGAAAAGTAAACTTAACACAATGGATATTATCACGAGTCCATTTACTAACAGCACTATATGAGTTGTAATCACCGTTATACTTAGGAAATAATATTCCGTTATTTGTGTAATAACTGTGCATATCAGCCTTAACTTTATTCATCTCAACTCTATTGTTAAGGATCTCTTGACATTTATTGTTAAGTGATATAATTCTATTAGACTCATAAGTTTTAGGAGCTGAAATATTTTTAAACTGGTCTATCGTCTTGTCGATTCTAAGTGTTCCATTTTCAAGTATATCATCTTCTGTTAATGCCAAACACTCACCAATTCGCAACCCAGAATTAATCATGAAGTTAATCATGTCATGATAATACTGATTGTTCTCAACTTCTTTTAATATCTGTTCTATCTCTTCTTTTTCAAAATATTTTCCGTCGTAAGACACTCTATGCTCTTTATAATCTAGCTTGTCTAACCACGCTATATTTTCTATATAATCTAATTTATACATCATTTTAAGGACTCTTTTAAAGAACTTTAAATAAATGTTATAGTTATTGTTTGTAGTAGCTATCTTTTTTACTAACGTGTCTAAATAAAGAGAGTTAACATTTAATAACGGTATATCAAAGTTAGTACGTTTTGTTTTGTTGATACGACTTTCATACAGTTTATAAGTGCTAATTTTTAAATCATCTTTAACTTTTTCTAGATACATTTCTAGTGCTGTAAAAAATGATATTCTTAAGTCAATAAATGTTTCTTCTTTAAGTTTTTTCTTGCGTAAAATCTCACTAGCTAATTTATCGTTTTTCTTATCTAACAATACTGATATTGTTTTCGTTTTTCCTAACACGTCTTTTACACGTGTCCTATACAGATATTTTCCGTTATCTTTTTTATCTATCCACATATTAACACA